GACGGATTTGCGTTTCCAATATTTGCTCCTGCAAATGTTAAATCTATATATCCGTTAGGGCCTCCGCCTGTTGCGTTTAATACTGGTAATGTTACCTCTGGACCTTTTTGTGTAAATGGTAATGCTGACGTAAATCTATCGTGTTGCCAAGCTACATCACGTAATGTGTATAATGCTGCATTTGAACCATTGTTACCATCTGATAATCCTACTTGTAATTCTGCTTGTAAGTTTTGATCACGAAAATATTCGTTCCATATGTATTGATAATGTGCAAATGGCAATGCGTTTACTGCTGGTGATATACCTGCTGCATTTGTACTTGTACTAATACCCATATAATCGGGTAAGGTACTTGGTAATGCTGTTACTGGTAATGTTGGGTGTACTGGTTCTGTTGTGTCTGTTACTGATTCTGGACCTGTAATAAAGTCTTCCCAGTTGTTCCATACTAATCTGTTTGGGCTAAAGAAATATCTTACTTTAACTTTTACATTGTGCATGACTGGAGCTACCAGTGGTAAAAATCGTGTTAAGTGGCTTGTTTCTATTGTGAATTTGTCTCCTGGTAAAACGTCCATTGCCATTACTGGAATGATTTTTCCCATTTGCATTGTCATTCGCTTGTCGTGGCTTAAGTCGAATGTGTTGTACTTAGGGCGGTTGCCCATTGCTTTTGAATAATCCATTATTGTTTTTGTTTTAGTAATTTCTTAGTGATTCCATTCCTGTTGGAAAATATTTGTCAAGTATATCGTCCATTTTGCCTGATATGGTATTTAGATACCATTGTTTTAATGTTTGAAAAGGACCGCTAGTTACATCTACTCCTGCATCGATCATATCCTTCTCAAGTGTTTGAAATTTATAATTTAGATTCTTTTTTTCTTGTGTCATTTCTTTTTGTGTTGACACTTTTTCTGCCTCAAGCATTATCTGCTTGGTTTGCATTGTTAATTCGTTTTTAACTTTCTCTGGGGCGTTTGTTGCTTGTACTTGTTTTATAGTTAAATCTTGTACTGCTATTTTATTCGAAGTACCCTGTCCTTCTGTTTTGCTTGTAATATAGTCCTTTTCCGCTTTTGTGCGTTTTGTGTCTTCTACTATTTTTGCTACTTGTGCACTTTGTAGTGCTAATTGTCCTAATTCGTAGCGTTCTGCTACTTTTCCTTGTGCGCTTGGACCTGTTACGTTTCCGCCTCCTCCGGCTCCACTTTTATACATTAGTGCTGGATTTAATCCAGCTGCTTGCATACGTGCTTTTTGTTCTACAGGTGAATTGTACTGTGCTTCTTTGTCGAACCGTTCTTGCCAGAACTGTTTGTTTTGTTCGAATGCTCTGTCTTGTGCACGTTTGTTTAATACATTGCCTAATATCATGCTTCCGCCTGTTAAGGCTGCACTTGCTAATAGTCCCATATGTTAGTTTTTGTTTAATAATACTACAAACCCTTTTTCCTGCATAATTTCATGCAGCTTGTTGTATTCGGGCATAACTATACAACCTTTACTATGTTCGGGTTTTGTTCCCTGGTGTATTAATATCTCTGATCTATCTTTTACATCTCTTAACCAGATAGCTGGTTTTGAATTGCTTGATCTAAAGATTTTTGTATAAGCGTACACACCTCGTGGTATTCTGCTTATGTTTTTTTGGTTGTCTTTCCATGGTAATTCGATTGCATCGAACTCATGGTTTTTGACATAGACCTTGCTTTTTGTAGCATTTTGATATTCGTGGTCTATTTCTATTGTGATTACTCTGTAATCGTCTGTTAGTTGTAATAAAGCCTGTATTTGTGTGGTAAGTTGTCTGGTTTTCATGCTTTAATTGTTTTTTATTTTTTTGTTTCGTTCCACTTACTCCCTTTTTTTTATCGCGTTCGTTTAAATCGTTCGCGTTTGTTTTTTGGTCGTTTTGGTGTCACTCCGCATATATATATCAAGTATAGTATATGCGGTTGTCGCTTTGCGACTTGCTAACGCACCCCTCTGGGGTTTGTTTGCTCATAAGATAACCCCAATGAATTGGGGCCATCTTATCGAGCTGTTTTAATTCCACTCTGGTACTTCTTGTGGAATTTTTCGATAACGTTCGCACGTTAATCTATGTAGGAGAATTCTCTCCCACTGTTTGAGTTGTTGTAGATCCTCCAGTTGTCGTATCTCCAGTTGATTCTGTTGTTTCTGTTGCATCGGTGGTTACCTTTTTTGGATTAATAATACCTTTAATCTGTTCTTCTAATGCAGCTCTTTTAATAGCTAATTCCTCGAATGTTAAGTCTTTGTTATATGGCAATATTGCATCACCATAATAATGCTGCTTATCAAGGATAGCACCAGTAATCGGGTTAATACCTCGTACGTGATTCTCAAGAACCACACGAGGGTCTGTGTGCATGTCTGGCATCGTTGCCGACTTTTCTGTGTTAATTGATCCTTTGTCTTCTGGGACGTTGTTCCAGGATCTAAACTTTGCTTTCGCCATCTTTTTCTAATTTTTCCCATTCGTCTACTACGTACTTTACGAGTAGTATAATTTCCTTCAATATAAGGAAAATTGTTTTAATGTTTTTTGGTGTCATAGTTTGTCACTGTTTAATCGATCGCGTTTGTTTCTGTACTCATATAATTCTATGAGCTCGCGCCTTTGTTTATCTGTTATATCGATATCATGCCTGTTGTGATTAATAGATATTTCAGCATTTGCGGCAGCTGTCCAGAGGCTTTTTTCTTCAGGGTCTGTAAACATTTTGTCCACGTAATAACGTGGTAGTTTCTTTTTTGCGCCTCCTGGTACTGTGAGTAATTTGCTGCCATTTGTTCTAAGATATTCTACTATCGTTTGTTTGACATAATTTACGCCGAGTCCATTACTCATTAATTGAAATTGTGGTTCTCGGCCGTGTTCGTCTACTTCGTCTGATCGTTTTCTTCTTAATCCTTTAAGTGCATATTTCGTTGTATAAAATATGCTTGCTTCTGTTACTGTTCCTATGTGTATGTGGCCATGTTTCCATGCCTTTTGTACATACTTTTCGAACGGCTTAGGTAAGTTGAATACTATCGCATGGTAGTGCGGGCGTTCTGTTTTATCTCCATATTCGCCACAGGCGTAATACTTGATTTTTGTTTTGTTAGCGTGCTTCCGTAGCCTTTTCATAAAGTCTTGAAAGTCCTTTCGAACCAAACTATAACCACCTTCTGTGAAAGGTATACTTTCATCGTTATATGTTAGGGTCAGAAAGCACGCTGACTCGCTTGCGTTTAACTCCTTTCCTAGTCTAAAACACCAGTCTATTTGCTTTTTACGTAAGCATGGTACACAACGACCGCAGTTTACTACTCGCGTGATTGAACCGTCTGGTCCTTTTTGCTTTCGTCTTATGGTCATTGGTGTAAGGCACATACTATGATAGTCTTATGCCTCCACGTGATAATCGAGCGTTGTTTATACCGCTGTTACGTTTCCGTCCTCGCTTGACTCGTTTGTTGAAGCTTCCGCCTCGTCTTTTTCCGTATCCCATTGTTCTGGATTTTGTTTTACATACCGCATGGTATCGTTAATATTACTTTTAATTTCTTCTAATTGACCTATTACAAATGTTAGGTTTGCGATTGTTGCGTTTCTTGTTTTACTCATCTTGTTTGTTTTTTAGTGATTAAGATTATTGTGGTTAGACTCCCATTGGGGTGCCATAGTAAGGTACTTTTCTTTGTGCAATAACGCTATTATATACATGTGCTATTACTTGTTCGTCGTTATCTAACTGTGTAAATATACGATTTGATGGATCACATGCAATAAATGTACTGTTTAGTGATGGACGGTTTGCAAACTTGCGTCCTAAGTGCCAGTATGAAAGTGTGTCTTTCATTTGACCGGCTACTGTGTTTAATTCATGACGGTATTCGTCATAGATTGGTAAGTATCCAAATACATTGTTGTCTGCTGACGTTCCGTCTGCATATACTTCTTTATTTAATACTGGTTGTTCTCCAATATGTGCTAATAATGGTTGGAAGTAATCGTAACGATCTGTTTTGCTAAATTTTGGTGCTATACCTTGAAAATATGTTGTATCTGGTACAATATACATCATTGCAAATATCCAACCGTGCTCTTGTGCATAATAAGATGCTTTGCGGCTTCCGCTTGCTGTAATGGCGTGCCCGCCCATTGTTCCGAGTGCTGAGGCATCGTTACCTGATGTTGTTGTTTCGCTTGTTTGTAATACCTCGCTAAATTGAATTGTTGATACTGAACCTCCGAATTCTTCGGGGCGTTGTAGTCGTGAATCTTGTGGTTTTACTCCAAAATGTGCTTGAATATGTTCCGTGTAACGATTACCTGTTCTAGCGTTAAGTTCTAACCATTTTTGAATTGCGAATGCTTCGCGTAATTGGTTAATTGTTGCTGCACTTGCGTTAATTTGTGTTGGATCTACAAATGTGTGTGCCGTAATATCTAACTGTTGATCTAATCCGCCATTTGCATTATCTCTAACATGTCCATTATTTGCACGTCCACCTAATAATATTCCTGATGATCCAGGAAATTGATTA